TACTAGTGGTCGTAACTTTACAATTGCTATGAGAAATGGTGGAACACCAGACACAAATGATAGTTCAATTCATTTTGAAACAGGTGGTAGAAATGGAGCACCAGGTTCAGTCAGAATGGTTATCCACGATGGTGGAAATATTGGTATAGGAGGAGTAACAGATCCTGATTCTGAATTAGAGATTTTTCACGCTACAGATCCTCAACTAAAATTTAGTATCAATACTCACGGTGATGCTGGTTTACTATTAGCTGATGCTGATGGATTAAAGATATATGGACAAGGCTCTAGCAACCAGATAAGATTTCATGCTGACACCACAGAAAAAATGAGAATAGACAGTACAGGTGTCGGTATCGGGACAAGTTCTCCTCAAAGTCTTTTTCATCTTTCTCAAAATACAAATAGTAACCTTGAAATTGGTGGAGCAACTGCTGGTGACATAACAATACAATCACTCAATGACGCTAGAAATGCGTATGAAGATTTGAGAATTTATGGAGATAATGTAAATATAAATGCGAATTCATCTGGTAAAGTATTGCTTTCAGCTCCGATAATAAGTGGTTCATCAATCTCAACTGGTTCGTTTGGATTATTACAAACCACAGAAAGAATACAAACTCCAAGCGATTCTCTGAAACTCAAAGGAAATCTAACTTTAGATGGAACAAGTATTCCAGTACTTCATTTAGATGGATTAGTTGATGCTGTTCTTAGAATAGATAAAGCAGCTACTTATAGAGCGGCTCATATGAGATTTGATACTGCAGGTAGTGCTGATTGGTTTATCGGAACACCAGATAGTGATACATACGGAGATGGTGATGAATATTACATTGGTACAACACAAGACACACCAATAGTAGCTATAGATCCTAATGCGTCTACTGGCTTATTAAATTTAGCATCAAACAAAATAAGTGGTTCATCAGTATCAACTGGTTCGTTTGGCGTAATCAGAGCCAGAAGTGATATTGGAACCAGCATAATCGGTAAAGGTGGACTTGGTATTGGAAGTAAAGCAACTCTAATACTAGATATGTTCAACGGAAGAGATATAAGTTTCAGAGGAACTGGTACAGATAGAGAACTTGGAGTTACGACTTCTACTTCTGGAACTTGGAAATTCTTTTTCAAACATAATCAAGGTGGTTCAGATGGTTCTACAGGTGTTGGTATAGGTCAAGTTCCAGCAGACAATGTTGAATTAGATGTCTATGGTGATATTGAATACACAGGAAATCTTACTGATGTCTCTCTAAGGTCAATTAAGGAAAATATTGTTCAGATAACTGGTTCTGAAGCTGGAATGATAGACAAATTTAAACAAGTTCCATTTTACAAATATAATTTAAAACCAGATGCTATGAATTTAACTGGTTCTTCTTATAACAACTTTACATCTGCATCCATAAGACAACATCCAAGATATGTAAAGAACAGTCCTAAATATGGATTGATAGCAGATGATAATGCTTTAGAAAATGCTTTTCCTGAATTAGTTCAATGGAGGATGGAAGGTGAGGCTTCTGGCAGTATTAACACATCAAAAATAGGTATTGACCAAACTTCTTACATCGGAATGTTGCATGGTGTTATAAAAGAATTAGTAACAAAAGTGGAAACTTTAGAAACCCAAATGGCACAAGTAAGTGGAAGTTCTTAAGATTAAAAGAAATAGTTTTATATTTATATATGAATAATTAGGATAATTGTATGCCGATTACTTGGAGTGAAGCAGATGTATCACCAGCTACATTAGCAGAAGTACCAGAAACTGCTAGTTTTTCTTGGCAAGAGTTTAGTGTTGCTTATGAACTTTATTTGTTAAATGGAAAAGCTAGTAAGTATAAAAAAGATGAAATTTTTAATGATTATTTTAAAGACAAAACAAAGAAAAAGAAAGCAATAGATTTGATAATGAAGGTAAAATCACAAAAAATAAAACAAAGAGTAGTAATACCAATGGATGCTAAAATTTCGTTGTCTGATATTGATATGGTAATTCAAGAAGTTTTATTTAAACCACAGGTGAAGATTTATGTCGATTAAATTATATACAGATAAAACAGAGATATTTGAATGTAATGTTTCTTTGGAAGGAGCATCAATCAAAGATTCTAAATTAAGAGCAATTTTGAAGTTTGATGATAAAAACTTAATGGTAGAGGGTAAAATTAAATCAAATGGAAAAGGTCAAATTTTATTACCAAAACTAAAAAACATTTCAAAGGATGGTGAAGTAGGTAAGATGGAATTAGAAGTGATTGCTGAAGATGCTTACTTTCAACCTTATGAGGAAACTTTTAAAGTTGTTAGTAGTAAAAAAGCCAAAGTAGAGGTATTAAGTAAAACAACCTCACAACCAAAGATTGTAGTCGAAAAGGTGATGCCTGAAACTCCTTTGATAGAAATGTTTAAAGAAAATAAAATTACTCGAAAGATGTTAATAAAAAACAAGTCTCGTTTTTCAAAAGTTTTACATAATTATTATAAGGAAGCAAACATCCAAGAAGGTTTTAATGAATTTTTATCAAAGGTTATTAAGAGGTTGGATTAATGCCAGATAAACCAGCTTTTGATTTAACTAACTCAAACATTTCTGATACCTTTACAGGTTTAATTCAAGTTCGTGATACTGATAACACTATATACGATGGTGTAGGTGATAGACTGAATGATTTTAGAGTATCTGGTAGTTTTACGACATCTGACACAGTTACATCAACTAATATAAATTCTCAATTTTTGACTATTGAAAAAAACAGAGCAATAAGCACAAGTCAAACTTTTTCTGGTGATGATGTTTCCTTGATGTTGGGTGACAACTTAACTGTGAATGATGGTGTGAGTTTGACAATAGAAGATGATGCACAATTTATAATTGTGCCGTCTACATTTTTTATACAATGAAAGGGATAAATTAAGTGTCACAATTAAATGTAAATACAATATCACCACAGTCTGGCAGTAATATTAAAATCACAGGCACGATAAGTGGCTCTAATATGAATCTAAGCGGTGATGTTACTGCACAAAGATTTGTAGTATCGTCTTCTATAACAAAACTTGTCACCATAACTAATAGTGGTTCAACTGCTTTTGGTGATTCTTTAGACGACACTCATATTTATACAGGAAGTCTTCAATTGACTGGTAGTTTAACCACACAAGGTGATATAATAGCAACGAGTGGAAACATAAGTGGTTCAATAACCTCAACTGGTTCGTTTGGACACATAATGAAAGGTGGGATTAATTTTGATACAGCAGTTTCTTCATCTGCTGCGGCTGCTGGTTTTGGTGGTGGTGGTGGAGCTATTACGGCACTAAACAATAAAGCTGCGAACAGACTTGTAACTATTGGTTCAACCACAACAGAATTGGATGGTGAGGCTAATTTAACTTTTGATGGAACTATATTAAGTGGTTCAGCAACTTCAACTGGTTCATTTGGTTCAGTAGAAACAGCAGGTAATATAACTATACCTGCTACAAATAAAATTTTCTTAGATGATGGTGGAGATACATACATACAAGAGAGTTCTGGTAATGTGGTAGATTTCTATGTTGGTGGCTTTAATGCATTAAAGGTTAGTGCACAATCTGTAGAGATTCCAAGATACTTCGCCCACATGGGTGATACAAACAACTATATAGACTTTGGTACAGATACACAAACATTTGTTACTGATGGTGGTAATACACTAGAGTTATTATCAAATCATAATGTAGTAGCTTCACAAGGTGATATAATAGCAACGAGTGGAAACATAAGTGGTTCAGCAACTTCAACTGGCTCTTTTGGTAGGGTTGAAGCAACAACTATAGGTGGAAATAGTCCGTTAACAATTGAATCCGATAATTTTAATGTTAAAAGTGATGGGACGATTAGTGGTTCAGCAAACTCAACAGCTTCTTTTGGTAAAGGTAGATTTGATAGAACAGTTGCAATTGGTGACCAAGCTCTTAACGCTATAGGTAATTATACATTGTGGGTAGAAGACCATGACAATGGACATGGGATTTATGCGACTGATCAATCGTTTTTTGATAATATGAAAATTTATAATAATTTCTTTTTAAATGAAGAAAGCGCTTATGCCACCATAAAAATTTCAGCAAATAACAGAGGTTTATTGTTAGATGCAAGTTATGGTGGTGGTTATACTGGCGATATATTTCACAGAGCAACAGGACATAGATTTTTTCCTAAAGGTTCTGTTACAAAAGGTGAAGAACTTTTTGTTATAACAGGCTCTCATTTTCAATCATCTTCTGTAATGTTAAGTGGTTCGGGAGCGTCAACTGGCTCTTTTGGTATTATAGAAAACAACACACAAATTGCTGGATTCAGACCAATAATAAATCAAACTGCTGATTTTTCTGCTTCTTTATCCAATGCTGGTCGTTATCATATAGTTCACGGTAATATAACTTGTTCAATCGGAACAGACTCAGATATGCCAGTGACAATTGGTGCTGAATATGAATTCTTTCAGTCATCCTCAGTCGGTAACTTTTTATTTCAAACTGGTAGTGGTGTATCTTTATTTTCTAAAAATGACAATAGAAATATAGCTGGTCAATATAGTGGTGCTACATTGAAGAAAGTAGCTGCTAATACTTTTCATCTCGTAGGTGATTTAACATAATGGGTTTAGGTAGTTCATTCGGAGTAACATCAGAGACTAATAATAATATTCAAACGGATGGATTGGTATATTATTTAGATCCTGCTTATAAAAAAAGTTATCCAAGAAGTGGAACTGCCACTACAGATTTAGCAAATGAAATTGGTGGAACTTTAAATAATACACCAACTTTTAATTCAGATGGATATTTCACATTTGATGGTGCTGCTGCTGAAACAATAAGTACAACATTACCAAGTTATCCAACTACGAATTGGTCCTTGTGTGCTTGGGCAAAACACGCTGATGGTAATAGTGGTAGTGAATGGGATGGTGTGGCGATGTGGTCAAATAGTCGAGATAGACAAGGAATATCAATAGCTGGTGGCACTTATAATAGCATTGCATTTCCCTGGACTGTGTTTTATGGTGATTCAAAATATAGATATTCATATGCTAGTGTTGGTACTGATTGGACTCATGTTGCGATGTGCTATGACGGATCAACTGTTAATTTTTATGTCAATGGTGCTTCAGTTACTTTGGATGTTGAAAGAGGTGCAGCAGCTGGACCTGTTGATGATGATTTTAAGATTGCAAGTTGTAATGATGGTAGTTCACCATCATCACATACTTGGGATGGTAGTGTAGGTCCTGTTCAGGTTTACCATGATAAAATATTATCAGCTGGTGAAGTATTACAAAACTATAACGCACAAAAAGAAAGGTTTGGATATTAAAAAATTAACAGGAGAAATAAAATGTTAACCATGTTCGATGACATAATAAAAGTCGTGTTAAAACACGAAGGTGGATATGTAAACGATCCTGATGATCCAGGAGGAGAGACTAATTTTGGCATAGCTAAAAGAAGTCATCCTGATGTGGATATAAAAAACCTAACTAAAGATGGAGCAAAAGAAATTTACTATCAAGAATATTGGATGAAAAATAGAGTTCCACAATTACCTGATGATTTAAAACATATTTACTTCGATATGTGTGTGAATCAAGGTAAAGGAAGAGCTGTTAAGATATTACAACAGGCTGCTAATGCGAAAGGTGCTGGACTTAAAGTTGATGGTGGATTAGGACCTAAAACTATTGGTGCTATGAAAGGTGTGGAGTTAGAAAGAGTTCGTGCTTATCGTGTGAAATATTATGCTGATTTGGTTACTCGTAAACCAGACTTAGAGAAGTTTTACTTTGGTTGGTTCAGAAGAGCATTAGAAGTTTAGTTCTTTTGAAACTTATATATTTATAGGTGTAGGAGAATATCTATGTCTATTCCAAAATTAAAAGACTTACTTAAAGAAACAGATTATCATTTAAAAAAACCCATTAGAAAAATAGGTGCTGTAGCAGTTGTTTCAGAAGGTCAAGTTCTTTGTGTAAAACGATCTGAAACCCAAGGTAAATACCCAAACTTTTGGTCTGTTCCAATGGGTGGTGTTGAAAAGGGTGAAACTTTTCGTGAGGGTGCTGTTCGTGAATTAAAAGAAGAAACAATGCTTGACTTTAACCCGCAAAAGTTAGTATATTTAGGTATAATAAAAGATGGAAAGTACAAACGATTGGTGAAGTTGTACAAGGCAGATATGGATGGTAAACCTAAACCTACATTAGACCACGAACATACTGATTGGGGTTATTATGATAAAGATAGTTTACCAAGACCTTTTGAAGATAGAATGAGACAAGTGTTAGAACTAAACTTATGAGTTTAAAAAAATTAGTAGAAGAGATAACTAAACCCGTTATTGACGAGATGGGAATTGTTGCATCCGATGGAACTATTAAAGGTGGTTCATATCATTCGAAAATAAAAAAGATGAAAAAGAAAGGACATACTTCAGTTCCTTATGGTAGTGGGTACAAAAAAGTAAATGAGCAACCAAGTAAAATCAAGAAAGTCATCGGAGTATTCGGTGGTAGATTCCAACCTTTTCATTCAGGTCACCTTGCTACATATAAGTGGTTGTCCAAACAAGTTGATGAAGCTTATATAACCACATCTAATATTAAAAAACCACCAAGACATCCCATGAACTTTAAGGAAAAAGTTCGTCATATGGTAAAGGTTGGTATTCCAAAAAATCGTATCATCGAAGAAAAGACACCTTATGTCGCAACTAACTTACTCAAAAAGTTTGATCCTGAAACAACAGCAGTCGTTTATGCTTTTGGAGAAAAGGATGCTGGTAGATTAAAAGGTGGAACTAAAAAAAGTGGTGGTAAAACATATTATCAAGATTATAAAAAAAGTAAAGGTGATATAAGGGGATTTGAAGAACATGGATACTTTGTTACTGCTCCACAGTTTGGTAACATAAGTGGAACAAAAACAAGAGATATGTTGGGTAATCCAAAATATGATGATAAAGAAAAGATAAAGTTTTTCAAAAAAACATTTGGATATTACGATAAAGGTTTGTATAATATGATGACGAATAAGTTTGGAAAGTTATTCGAGTTTTATGTTCATATATGGGAAAGTTCAGGCACCCAAAGTGGTGGTGTAGATGACGGACCTGGATTTTTGTCTAGTTTGAAAAAGTATAGAGAAAGAGCAGAAATAGAAGCTGGTAAATTGGGTTGGGAGATAGCTAGTAATTTAGTCAACGATGAAAATTATTATAGTCAAAAATTTGACTTACCAAAATATCCAAATGGTCCTATCGGTTCAGTATCTTATGGACCTGCTGGGGCAGCTGAACCAAGTGCTGCTAATGATTTGGATTTAGTCGGTAGTGAATTATGGAATCATTGGTTAGATCACATTGATATGATTTTATCAAACCAAGATTATGGTTATGTTGATCCAATGAAAAGAGCCAGAAAATCTGTCATAAAACATAGTGGGAATACACTAAATCAATTAACTGATGAAGAACCAGCACCAGTTGATGATGATAGAGGAAATGAACAACATGATGACTATGAAATAGTAAAAGAGGTTTTGTCACTTACAAGTGATATTCCAAGAAATGGAAAGGAGTTATTATTAATGGGTGGAGCCTATGGACATATGAGTCATCCTTTTGATGACAAGGATTTAACATTTGGTGATTTGAAAAAAATCATTACACTCGGATTGAGTGGTCAATTAAACAGAGAGGATAATGTTACTGAAAAAACAGATGGACAAAACCTAATGGTAAGTTTTAAAGATGGTAAGTTAATAGCAGCTCGTAACAAAGGTCATTTAAAAAACAAAGGTGAGACGGCATTAACTATTAAAGATGTTGAGAGAAAATTTAAAGGTCGTGGTGCGATTAGAGATGCGTTTGTCTATGCCATGAGAGATTTGACAAAGGCAATTGGTGCTCTTTCCAAGAAACAACAAGACAAGATATTTGGTCAAGGTAGTAAGTTCATGAGTTTAGAAGTTATGTGGCCTGCTAGTGAAAATGTAGTAAATTATGATATTACAGAATTAATTTTTCATGGAGCTTTAGAATATGATGATAGTGGAAGAGTCATCGGTCAAGCAAAAGATAGTGCTAGAATGTTACAAGGTATGATAAAACAAGTAAATCAACACATACAAAAACATTATAAAATATCAAAACCTAACTTTGTTGATGTTCCCAAACATCAAGATTATGGTAGATTAAAAAAGAGATTTTTAGGGAAATTACAAAAATTACAAAATACTTACTCGTTAAAAGACAATGATACTTTTGCTCTTTATCATCAAATGTATTGGGAGGAATTTATTCATAATGCTAGTAAACAATACGGTTATAAAATTACAAATAAAATTTTAAAGAATTTAACTAAACGATGGGCATTTTTTGACAAATCATATAAGATACCACAAATAAAAAAAGACTTGAAAGATAATCCAAAGTTTTTAGATTGGGTTTTGACTACAGATAAGATAGACAAAAACAGAATGGTAAAAGATAATATGAAACCATTTGAAGAGTTGTTCTTTGAGGTGGGTGCTGAAATATTGAAAAACATGGATGGTTGGATGGCTGTAAATCCAGCAAAGTCAGTTCAAAACATGAGAAAGAAACTCAAGAAAGCAATATCGGATGTAAGGGCTGGTGGTGATTTGAAAAAATTAAATAGATTAAAGGTTCAGTTGGATAGGTTGAACGCCATAGGTGGGTTTGATGCTATCGTTCCAAGTGAGGGAATTGTGTTTAAGTATAATGGAAACACATATAAGTTTACTGGTGCGTTTGCTCCAATCAATCAAATAACAGGTTTGATGTTTTTTTAAGGATGATGTTATGAGTAATATAGAGAAAATACAAAAGATGGTAAAGGGTATTTATGAGCGCCCAATACAAACAGGATATGAGGGTAAAACTCTTCAACAGAGAAAAGAGGGAGAGGAGTGGATAGATGCTCGTGGTCGTAGTTGGAAGATAGAAGATGGTAAAAGAAAACAAATTACAAAAATACCACCAAGAGGATTTGATAAATGTAATGATTGTGAAAAACTTATTCTAAAAACAATTGACCAACAAACCTATGACCGTATGGGTAGATGTAAGTATTGTCAAATAGATTTTGAAATGAAATTAAGAAAAGAAGGTAAGTGGGAAGATTGGGTTAAAGAAATGGAAACTAAAAGGTGGGAGGCAGTTTTGGCTGAATATGAAGCTGAAATGAAATTAGTTAAAGACAGTAAAGGTGCTTTTGATAAAACTGTAGCAAATGCTATTGCTAATAATGAACATAGAAAATGAGTAATTTAAAACAAGCAATAAAACAAAATTATTTAAAGTGTGCTAAAGATCCAAGTTACTTTATTAATGAGTTTTGTGTAATACAACATCCTCAGAGGGGTAAGATAAAATTTAAACTTTATCCTTATCAGTATGATGTGTTAGATGAGTATGGACAACACGATTATAATGTTATCTTAAAATCTCGTCAGTTGGGTATATCAACACTTACTGCTGCATATGCTTTGTGGATGATGTTGTTTAATGCAGATAAAAACATTTTATGTATTGCTACTGCAAAAGATACGGCAAAGAACTTGGTAACAAAAGTTCGTGTGATGTATGATGGGTTACCACAATGGTTAAAAACTGCTATCGTTGAAAACAATAAGTTATCGTTAGTATTTAAGAATGGTTCACAGATAAAGGCAATTGCTTCTAATGAATCAGCTGGTCGTTCTGAGGCACTATCTCTACTAATCTTAGACGAGGCTGCCTTTATTGACAAGATTGACACAATATGGACTGCTGCTCAACAGACACTTGCTACTGGTGGTAAGTGTATCGCTATATCTACACCCAATGGTGTGGGTAACTGGTTTCATAAAACTTGGATGGATGCGACAGATGGTTTAAATAAATTCAATACTGTTAAACTTCATTGGACAGACCATCCTGAGAGAGATGAAAGTTGGAGAAAAGAACAAGACCGAATACTAGGACCTAGTAAAGCGGCTCAAGAATGTGATGCTGACTTCTTAAGTTCTGGTCGTTCTGTTGTCGATCCTGCTATATTAGAATGGTACAAACAAAACTTATGTTGTGAACCAAATGAAAAGAGTGGGTTTGATAGAAACCTTTGGATATGGGATTATCCAAATTATGATAAGAATTATTTAATATGTGCTGATGTAGCTCGTGGAGATGGAACGGATTACTCGGCTGCACAAGTTTTTGATATAGAAGAGATGGAACAAGTTGCTGAATATAAAGGTCAATTAGGTACAACTGAATTTGGTAATTT